TTGTACCATTACAGCTATTATTACCAGAGTAATATTGTCTTGATGGTGCTCCATTATTTTGGAACTGTACCGCCTGATTAGTTACGTTACCCGTAGCTGCTGCCACAGGATTTGATGTATTCTGAACTCTAGGTTCTTCTGCGTAAGCAGGTACTACTGCGAAAAGATTGATAAGGATGTAGTAGTAGAAGACTGCTGAATAGTTTCGTCTATGTCGATTGATTCCACTACCCCTGCTGCTCTGTTCACTATTTCTAGTTGAAACTGATCTCCTGCAGTATGTACTGAATAAGTTGTGGATCCATTTGTAATGTCCCCACTTGGTGTTACGTTCGTTCCTGACCATGATGTATAAGCACCACCATAGACCTCAGTCGCAATAGTTCGATCAATATCAATGGTGGTAGTAGTTGTAGATTGCATTGACCCCTGTGTAAAGTTTGGGGTGACACTTTGAGCTGCTACTGGACTAGCCAGCAATAAAAGTACTAGTAAACTTTTCATTCGTCTTTTTTCTTAGGATCAGATGATTTACTGTTGGACTTATTATTAGAGGTAGATAAACCAAAAGTTGCAAGCGCCCCTGTAAAAATAGAGGCAGGAAAAGTAATATCCCCTCCAACGCTTTTCTTAAACATAGGAAGTTCTACATAGTTTAAAGTGATAATAAAACCACTCCATACAACAACGCCTAGACGTACAAAAGTACCTAGGATTTGAAGTTCATCTTCTGTGTTTTCCTTGACCTTTTCTAAGAAGTTTTTGGGCTTTCCTCCGGCTTCTTCTTCTTTAACTTGCTCCATGTTGTTTTAATAATAGGTTTAAACAATGTAACTAGATATTTAAATAATGATTGACCTATTAATGTGGCAGCTACTGAAATAAATGCAGTAGTAGCTGCAGTAGTCATAATCGTAGTTGTAGGCATCGGGACTTCAATGTCCGTAAATGGAACACCTATGATTTGAGCTTCTGGTGGAACATAAGGTTTAGCTGTTGAAGCACTAGATTCTTCATCCTTAGGTGCTTCGTCAAATGTATCGCTGTTGATTCCTTGAATACCAGGAGGTGCCCTAAGCGTGTTAGGTGGCGCTACAAGCGGTTTGTAGGTGGGTAAATCCGCTTGTGGTACATCTAGTATTGGACCGGGTAATCCCGGCGCTTCAGGCAGTTCTAGGTAAGGGAAGACAGGTATTTCTTCCCATTCCATTATTTATTAGGGAACAATCCTGCAGTAACAAAAGCAACTACTTTGTCATCAACATCATTATCAGTTGATTTAGCATATGCCTTTAGAAGATCAAGAATAAGGAATTTAACCTTTTCTGATTTCATAAAGGAGAATAGGATTGGACGGATAAGAGTAATCATAATTTTTTAATAGAATTTAATTTAGTCCTTCTGAATTAAAAAGAAAAGCATGGCATTCTTCTTCTGTACCTTCAAAAGTTTTTACATATTCTTTAAACATATCGTCGTTATACCAACAAAGTGTACGTTGAGACCAAAAAAAGCCATGTTCATCTCCTTCTGCTGGACAAGCAATAGGTGGTTCCCATATTTTCAGCGTAGTGTTAAAAATCCAGTTAGAAAATGGTGGCTCACCTTTGAAGGTATCAGTATCAGCTTCATAGGTATCACCTTTTTGTGGTACTGGATAATTGCTTGAGTAAAAATATTGTATGTAAGTGTTATTAGAACCAAAAATATTTTCAAGAAACTCCACGCCTAAGCTTGTATCTTCTTTGCCGTCAACCATCATAATACTGTCATTGATTGTGGTAACATCTATGACTTTATTGTCAGAATTAATTACTGCAAATGTTGCCATCTAAAGCCCCCATTGAAATGTACCTGCACCATCCCAAAGAATAATGCGTTTATTGTTTGTTGTATCATCATAAAAACTTGGATTACCGGTAACAGTTGGATCGGGAAAAGTGTTGTCAAATCTAATTGCCACACATCCTGCCCGGAAAGCATCACCGTAATCATGATAGTGATCGGGTGCTCCACCAGAAAATTGCCCGTTTAAGTTGCTAGTATCAGAAACACCTAGCCAAATCTGCTGAGAACCGGTACTCTGCGCCCCACCATAACCGTTAGCTATAATATAATTTGGCCACGGACCTAGGGTTGCGTTACCCCCAGCCCCACCAAAACCGCCGCCGCCACCACCACCGTGCCAGCTATAAATAGAACCCATCTGGAATCTCGCTATACCGTTCCCACCAGCATTGCCTTGTGCACTTAAGCCTCCATAAGTATTGCCAGTGGAACCACGTCCAACGTTGCCTGAGCTTCCGCTATATGAGAATGGACCACTCCATCCACCACCGCCACTACCGCCCTGCGTTGCATATGTATAAGACGAAGTTTGACCGTTTCCACCATTTTCGGCATGTGTATGATGAACTTCTTCAAAACTGCCATCAACGTTATGGCCTCGAAGGTTCGTGTTACCCACGCTACCACTCGCACCTATAGCTACAGTAAACTGTTTACTGAAGTCATAATTTAATCCGTCGCCTCCAGATTCGTTACTTGTAACGCTCCAGTTATCACCAGGATTTACGTTAGTGAAAGAAACTATACCGCCTCCGCCGCCGCCGCCATCAGTTGAACTAGCCCAACCGTGGCCACCACTGCCAATTAACAGTGCGTCAAATAATGTTGGAATGGTTGCTCCTCCAGAAGGTCTAAAACTATTTACTCCTAATGTTGTTATAATTGGTGGCATAATTATTCATATGTAGTTGTACTTGCGAAAACAGTAAATGCTGCATTACCTGTTTTCACGATTGTAAGTGTGTAGTTAGTAATAGAATTAACTGTACCTGCAGCAGTAGGTGCTCCACCAACCCATTTAACTGTTGGAGCACTGCTATCAACAGTTACAGCGGTAGGATAATACGCTGTTGATCCATAATTAACTATGTAGACAGTAGTCAATGCTTGGCCAATACTCATTAAACTATCTAATGTTGCTGAAGAATCTCCACGTACATTTAAAGTAAAGTTAGCAGTAGCATTACCAGCATCCCAAATAATTGTTTGAGTTTTAACATCAAGATTAATGGCTCCTGTTGCTGCACCACTGCTGTTGTAATCAACTTTTTCAGTTACACGTTCAATTGAGAGAGCTTCATTACATACAAGATCAGCATTCATTGTTTGAAGCTGTGTATATGTATTAGTAGTATCTCGTTTAGCAGTGTCAGCATCAAATGCTTGTACAGTAGACCCAATAGCAGCTGTAAGGTCAGCAGCAATTTCTGCATTAACAAACGCAGTTGTAGCTACTTGTGTTGTATCTGTACCTTGTGCAGCTGTAGGAGCAGCAGGTACACCAGTAAACGTAGGACTAGCCGAAGGTGCTTTAGAAGCAATATCTGTATTAATAGCGTTAGCTAGTTTATCTGTCGTTACTGCGTCATCTGCAATCATTCCTGTTTGTACTGCACCAGTTGCAATAGTTAGCGTTGTTGAACCAGTTACATCACCAGTATGTGTTGCGTTAGTAACTTTTGCTGTATTAGCTGTTATTGCAGTTTCAAGGTTAGCAATGTTTGGGATAGCTACAGTACCAGTAAAAGTAGGGCTAGCTAGATTCGCCTTAACGCTAATATCGGGTTGATTTGCCCAACTTAATACCCCACTTCCGTCAGTACTTAGAACTTGACTCGAAGTACCATCATCATTCGGCAGTGTCAGCGTATAACTAGCTGCTGCACTATGAGGTGGTCCTTTAATCTTGACACCATGAGAATTATTCTCACAGTTAAGAGTGATCTGACCTGAGCCATTTGTTGAATCACCAGTTACTACTGGTACATTTTTTGTTAGATAACGAGTCTCTGAATCATTAGCAAAGTAACTCATAAACACCCATGTGGTGCCAGAAGTTTGATATCTAATTCTCACTGTCAATCCACTAGCGCCTACAAAGCCACTAGGAAGGTTTGTGATAGGGCTAAACGATTCAATGCCTGTACTGTCACCAATCTCAACGTAATCGTTGTTAGAGGGGCTTCCAGGTATCGCTGTTACGTTAGATACAAGAGTAAATAAGACAGCATTTGAAACAGCAGCACTAGCTGCGTTAGCTGTATTAACAGCATTAGTAGCGTTTGTATTAGCTGTACCAGCTGTAGTATTAGCTGAGTTTGCTGTAGTTACAGCAGTAGTAGCATTTGTCGCAGCTGTGTTAGCTGTAGAGATTGCACTTGTTGCATCTGTTTGAGCATTATTTGCAGCAGTAGTCGCTGCGTTTGCAGTTGTAACTGCGCCATTAGCTGTAGTAATAGCTGTAGCTGCATCAGTTGCAGCCGAGTTTGCCGTCGTAACAGCAGCACTAGCATTAGTTGATGCCGTATTAGCCGTTGTAACTGCACTAGCTGCATCGCTAGCAGCTGTAGTTGCCGTTGCACTAGCCGCGTTAGCCGTGGTTACAGCTGCACTGGCGTTCGTGTTAGCAGTGTTAGCAGTGGCAACAGTTGCATTAGCTGTAGTCACAGCTGCAGCACTATTTGTTAATGCTGTATCAGCTGTTGTCTTAGCTACCGTAGCAATGGCATTAGACTCACTTACTTCATTATCAGTTTCCTGCGTAGCAAAGTGAGTCTGAGTAAAGTTATTATTTAGGTCTTCAGCTTTGATTGCTGAACCAGGGAAGAATGTAGCATTGAGGTTTGTAATATCCGTATCACGGTAAATACGAATAGCAGCTCCATTAGCTGGTGCTGTGTTAAATGACAGTGTTGTAGCGTTGGCAAATGTAAATGCCGTTGTAGCTGCAGCCGCAAGTGTTACTTTAACGTCTGCTTGTTTAATGTATTCAAATGTAAACGAATAGTTCGTAGTCGAACCATCTCCGGTGTATGTGTTTTGTGTAGTTGCCATTACGCTTTAGATACCAAACTTGCTTTTTGTATATTGC